GGTACTACCACCGCGGGATGTGCAGCACTTCCCGCGGTGGTAGTACCTGCTGCCCTTTGCTGGTATTCACCCGGTAGGTAATAGCTCCCGTTACCTTATCCTGATCAACAGTGACCGCCGCCGGGTCCAGGGGCCATAATGCAGCAGGCTTTCCTCCCTGCCAGTCTATATAAGCATAAAAATTACCACTAAGCAGAAGCTGGTTCATAATCAATTCTTTAAATGTAAACGGGGTTTGCAGCGGGTTTGGGGCCGTATGCAAAAGTTTATATACCTGGTTCTCGGTGGCCGGTTCCCGCCCCTCATCCGTTTTCCGATATACCTTTAAGGGTAAGCTCGCCACTGCTCCAGATAATAAACTTACTGCTCGCAGTGCAGCTGGTACACCCAGGGCAGCGGTAGGTGTTACATTTACCCCTGAGCTGGTCAGCGGGCCTAGTATATCCCTCCAGCCCTCGGGGTCCCGCTGGGTGAAGTCCCGTTTTTCCTTTGGTTTGAATAGTCGCTGGATTACATTCACATTATCCCTCCCCTGTTTTTCGGAAAATCCCAGTTCTTTTACTACTTGGTGCTTGGGCGCATTATCAAAATGGACAGCGGTGTCTTTTTTGATTTCTTGGCTTTTTCTATCCCCGCCACTTCCCTTGGGTATTTGCTTCATGAGTTCATTTGATATGGTAATTAGGCAAATATTTGACTAATTACCTATATAGTTATTAGTCCCCTCTCTCGATATACTGATTTCTGCTCCCTGAGCATGGCCCGGCTTATAGCCAGCACCAGGGCAACAGCGCCATCTATCCTATCCTTTGACCGGCCCTTACTCGGTTTAATGTTTCCGGCTGCATCTTGCTCCAGGGTTACGTTCCCAATATTCCAGGTCAGGACCGGGTGGCCGCCATGATTTAACCTGCCGCTTAATACCCACTCTTCCAGGGTCTTACTGGGTGTCGATAAACTAGCATAGCCCATACCGGTACTAACCATGCTGGCTCCTTCTTCTCCCAGCTCAACTGCTAGCTGGAAAGCGTTCCAGCGGTCAAAGGCTATTTCCTTAATCCTGTACTGGTTGGTCAGGTCCTGTATATCCTTCTTAATCAGCCGCTGGTCCAGTACATCACCAGGCAGCAGCTTTATTTTCCCGGCTCGCGCCCAGGCTCGATAATCAACAGCATCCTGCCGTTCCCCGGTGGCTCTCGCTTCCGGTAGCCAGAAATAAGGTAGCACTGTATAATTAGGCGGGTCGTTATCATCCGGGAATACCAGCACAAAGGCCGCCAGGTCTGTAGTAGCAGACAGGTCCAGCCCGCCATAGCACTCCCTACCTTTTAGCTTTTCGGGTATTACTAGCTGCCCACAAGCTGCCCAACGGTCAGCAGGTAGCCAGGCCGTTTCTGATTGGGTCCACTGGTTAAGGTATAATCTCCTAAATGAGTTCTCCAGCGCCGGGGATTGTTTCGCCCGGTCAGCTAATGCCTTAATATCATCCAGTGACCGGAATTCACCCAGGGCAGGGTTAGCCTTTTTCCAGGTGGCCGGGTCCTGCCAGTCATCATCCGGGCCAGCTTCATACAAACAGGGCAGGAAAGCATCATCTTTAACCTGTCCCTCCTGTACTCGCTTGGCATGATCGTAAACCTCATAAAATAAGCTGGCTCTGTCATGGCCAGCGGTACTGATACATAGCAGCAGCGGCTCCTCCCGTGCTCCAAATCCGGTTTGCAGTGCTTCCCATAGCTCGCGGCCACGTTTACCTTCCCATATATGTAATTCGTCCGCTATTATCGCGGTGGGGTTCAATCCATGCGCCAGGCCGCCATCAGCAGCCAGCGCCTTTAATATGCTGCCGGTTACTGGGTCAACTATCAGCTTTTTGTACTCTATGATTCTTAACCTCTTATCAAGGGTCTTATTACCCCGTACAAAGTCCCTGCACTGGTTAAAGCATATACTGGCCTGTTCCCGGCTCCCTGCTGCCAGGTAAACCTCCCCGCCGGGCTTACCATCAGCCAGCAGGTGGTATAAGGCCAGGGCAGCAGCAAGGGCCGTTTTTCCGTTCTTTCGGGGTAGGTATAATAAAGCCTGTCGGTACTGTCTTAGTCCGTCAGGCTTAAGGGTTCCATATAACTCTTTTATAAAGTCCTGCTGCCAGGGCATCAGCTGGAAGGGATAACCTGCCCAGGGTGCTTTACTATGTTTGAGCAGCGATATGAATTTTAGCACCCGATCCGCGCGGTTCATACTATCCCCTCCCACTTTTTCCTTGTACATCAATACCCTGATACTTTCTGCGTTTGAAACGGAGAAAGTCCCGCTTACACCTTTTCTTTACACATTAACTGCAGCTCCCGGTTCCGTTCCTCCAGGTTTAGCACTGATTCTATTTCCAGGGTTCGGCTGCCAAATACGATCCGGTTCGCCGATGTTACCTCTATACCAGGTGGCCGCATGGTTACTTTATGGCTAACCTGCGCCTGAGTAGATGCAGCGGCAAAGTATTCATCACCCTTTAAAGGTTCAATATTTGCCCAG